CCTACATTCACATGCAAGCCAGTGGCGAGAAAAGAAATAAATCTACTCTTTTTTATTAAATTATTTATGTCGTATGAACAAGAAGCGTTTAATAAGCCACCAGCCCACGGCTATTACTAAGCCTGCCAGCACCAGTGTAGCCACGCCGTTAAGTAGCCAGTTCTGCCAGCCGCCACCGCTTCCGGCTTCCGCTGGCTGTACGTCTGTGCTGTCAGCTTTCTGCCAGTGTGTATTTTGGCTGTCGTCTATCAAATCTACTTTGTTATGATAGTTCAAATGTGCTAAATCTTCCGTTTTTGCCACTTTCCTGCCGTTCTGACGGCGTTTTGTTTCTTTCGTGAATGATTTCACACCCTCTGCACTAATTTGGCCGTCAGCGTCGATTTTTACGGTTCCGCTGTCAGTCAGCTGGAATGTCAGCGTTTCCGTAGTGCTGTCAGTCTGTACTTCAAACGTCTGCGTAGTCGTCTGCTGGCTGGCTATGCTATCAGTCTGCTGGCCAGCCTCTACGTGACTGGTCGAAGTCTGGCCGCTTTCAGTCCTTACTATGTGCTTCTTACTGGCACATGCAACCAGCAGCAGCGCGGCCAGTATAATGTAGATGGCTTTCTTCATACGCTTTCGATGTATTTAATTATACCCTCAACATGCAGACGCGCCAGCGCGTGCTTTCCGTCTTCAGACAGCAGCCAGTCGGTATCTGCCTTATTATCCATAAACATGTTTTCTGTCAGCACCGCCGGGCATTCTGTATGCTTCAGCATGTACAAAGCGGCTTCCATGTCGCTGTCGCCGTCTGTTGTGTCTCTGCGTATAGGCTTCTGCACCTTTTCCGTAGCCGGGAAAGTCTTTGCATAGTCTTTCAGATTCGCTTCAGCAGCCTTGTAAAGACATTCTGCCAGCGTGTCGGCCTTTGTCTGACCTACAGACGTGTAGGCACTCCAGCCGCGTGCGTTAAGCCACTGGCCACCGTTTCCGGCGGCGTTCACATGAATAGACACATACATGCAGTTAGTAGCCTTAAACAGCTTACAAGCGGCGTTTACAAACTTCACCCTATAGCTTAGTTCTTTGTTCTGCTGCTCCTTAACGGTTGCAGCCTGCATGTCGCTGCACGGCTGGCTGGCCTCATAGTCTACCATTACATGATAGTCGTATGCTTCCAGCTTCGCTTTGATGTCAGCCACCAGCGCGCGGCTGTAGGCGTATTCTTTTAGCCTGCTGTCCGGGCTGCATTTGCCGGGCGTAGTGGCTAAGTGTGCCGTGCCTAATATGATAACAGCTTTATTCTTCTGCATTTTCTTCTTTGTGTTTCTTGTCGTAGCGGTCTACCAGTTCGCTAATGTGTCCGGGTAGTAGTCGCTTCAGTTCCAAACGTATTACTAAGTAGATTATCCAAAGCCCTTTGTTCTTAGGGTACGCTATGACTAAGTTCTTGAAAGCGTTCTGCACGTACACATACATGATAACGTATGTTAGTGTCTTCGCGGCATACACGGCGGCTGTACCGTCACCGCAAAGCCACATAACGCCATGAATCAGCCATAAGATAGATACATACAAAGCCAGTTCTACCAGCGCGCCACGTAGTTTCTTCATACTGAAGCGTTTGCAGCGGAATATAACCACGCCGTCGGCTCTCATACCAGCCCAAATATTAAAAGACGCTACCAGTATTAAAGCCAGTACGAATTTATGCGTAGGCATAATGACTGCGAAGACTGGCGCACTGAATCCCGTAAACACCAAACGCAGCGTGTCGCTGCTGAATATTGTTATACCGTTCATAACTGCTAAGTGTTATAAATAAGCTGGCCTTGCTCGTTCAGTTCAAAGTTTTCTGCCATACCGTCCACCGTAAGCCCCAGCGTTTCCGGGTCGATTTCAAAGTTTGGCCATTCAAACGGCGTTACGCCCAGCGTGAAGTCTACCACGTCGTCGGCTTCCTCTCCGGCTTCAGCGTCAGCGTTCCAGTTTACCACTTCTACGCTGTCTTCCTGCGCCCACCGCTTTGGCAGCGCGCCCACCTTTGCCGTCAGTTCTATGCCGTAGCAGCCGCAGACGACTGACGGCGGTACGATGCCGATAAGTTCGTTATCTTCACCGTCAGCCGCTACTACTGGCACGTCATAGCCGCCGCCCGTGCTGGTAGTCAGACGCAGACGTACTTCGGACATTTGCGTAACGTCCGCTGTCGTGTCAGCTATCTGCACTTTGATGTATTGGGCATTGCCTCTGACGATTTTCTTCATTTTCTTAGATGGTAAATGTTAGCTTTTCGGGATAGCCTGCCGTGAAGTCATACGCCAGTATTTCTTCCACGGTCAAAGTCATGTCGTCAATAGCGGCCAAATGTGCGCTGGTTTGGTTGTAGCACTTCACGGCGTACACTTCCAGCTCTTGCAACATGGCCAGCAGCTTTGCACATTCTATTTCCGGCGACAAATCAAACTCCCTAATATCCAAATGGTAGTTACCTTTACGGGCTGACTTCCACGCGCTGACGCTTTCGCGTATCTGTGCGCGCTTCGCCACGGGTAGCCAGTAGGGAATAGTAGTGCCTATGGCCTCAACTTCAAAGCTGAATTCATTAATGGCTGCGCTGTTGTCGTAGTCGTTAATGGCCTGCTTCATAAACTGGCGTGCTATGGCCGTCGCTTCTGTCTCGTCTGTTTCCAGTTCGATGTAGTTGGCCACATGTACGGTACGCTGGCGCGGTTCCTCGCCCTCGCCTACTTCGTCTGTTACCTCACGCTCTGAATGATTAAAATAGACGCGCTTCACGGTCTTACCGTCGCGCGTGGCTACCGTCTGCACTTCCGGCTGGCGGCTGTTGGCTTCGTCTTGTTTGTAAATCATATTCTATAACTTTAAGTGGTTCTTTCTCTTTGTCGTTCAGCGCGGCAAAGTAATAGTACCCGTCACGCTTTCTTATTATCTTCGTGTAATGTGGCAGTTCTGCTTCAGTGCCGCGTATTGTCTTCAGCAGCTTGTAGCCCTCTGCTATCAGCAGACGCGCTTCTATTGCGCCGTCTTCCACATAGTACACTTGCGCTGCCAGCATCTCTTTTCCTGCGTGCAACTGACTGGCCGTTATCTCAAAATGGCAAATCAGCAGCGGCTTGTAAAGCAGCTGGCCGCAGTAGGCGCGCTTTCCTAAATACTGGTGCTTTAGTATCTTTTGCCCCCTCGATGTCGATAAGTCCATATAGCGGATATTGTGCTTTATGCTCCGGGCTTCTGAAGTCCGGCGCGGTTGTTAGTATCTTTTCCAGTTTGTTGTGCCATGCCTTTTGTCTGTGTCTGCGCTTCACCTCTGCACGGCCAGCAGCCAGCATGTCGAAGAATTCCGGGTAGTTCCGTTTCCAGTAGTTTATAAGGTTCGCCACGTCCAAATCTCGCAGACTGCCGCTAACGCCAGCCCAGCTTTGCATAGCCTTTTCCGGGTTCCAGCCCTCACGTATGCGCGTCTTCATCATTGCTTCCACTCTCCGGCGGCTCACACGTCGAAGCCACGCGCGCCTGCTGTTCACCATTGCGCCCAAACACTCAAAGCGTTCTTTTTCCACATTCAGCACGCGCCAGTTAGCTTTCAGCGTTTGCTTCATGTCATCCTCAACACTGGCACGTAGCACGCGCATAGCCGTATGCAGATAGTTTACGTCTTTGTGTATCATATATTTGTCGTCACAAAAGCGGTAGTAGCGGCGTATCTTATAGGCTAACAAAAGCTGCCAGTCTGTCGCTGCGTGGTAAACATGACCTAACACGTTGCTACTTGGCAGTCCTAAAGCCATGCCTACGCTACCCATGCGGCTAAGATTCACTTCAGACAGCCAAAGCAGCCATTTGTCTTTGATATGGTCTGCCAGTATCTTCAGCAGCACTTCGTGGTTTGTTGTAGGGTAGAATTTGGCCGTGTCGCCAGTACCTACGAATAAGTCCGGCCTATGCCTCACTTTGCGGATAATCTCACGCCGCATGTCATGCTGGCCTTTGCCCTTGATGCTGCCGTAGCTGTTGGCTGGTATGATATGCTTCTTTTCCATGAAGACGTACTGAAGACAGTCGAAATACAAAATGTCTACTATCAATTCTTCCGGCCTGCTGGCATAGATTACACGGTGCTTATTGTTTTCTTTCTTGTCGAAGACAATAAACGCGCGCGGCTTCCATACCATATAGCGAAGCTGGTAGTAAAGCCGCGTAACGTTTTCGTCTAAGTGTCCTAACCAGTCATGCCATGCGGCGCGTATCTCGTTAGTCCATTCCTTTTGTTTTTCGGGTCTGTTCAGATATTCCACTATTAGCAGAATTCTTTCGCGCGTCAGCATCCGCTTTCGCACATTGCCCACTTTCTTTGTCATTTTAATGCGTTTGCTAATTGGCGACACCATTTCTTCGTTCGGACTTATTCCCGTGCCGTCCTGCCAGTCATGCCAGCCTACTGCCACACGTTTGCCTACTTGCTGTCTTTAAGTGTCTAATTTGATTGTGCAACCTTTGGCACCGTTCTGAATTCCATGCTTTCTTTTGATACATATTTCCGGCTGTGTGACAAAACAGCTGGCCATTAGTTCACCGCCCGCGTTGGTTCCAGTTCGCATTCCCAGCCGAATTGTTCGCATTCCGAGCAAACACGCCACAATTCGCGCCGTTGTTCGAGTTCCCACCAGCGGGCTGGAATTCAGCCCGTCGCGCATATTAAGCCATGCGCCGCTAATTCTCTTTGACAGACGCGCGGCGCGCCCGGCCATTCAAAACCGGGTCGCCGTTCATCTGTTCAACTTGGCTTCGCCGTCGCTTTGCGACATTCAGCTGCTTCATCTGTTCAAAGCACACCGCCCGCGTCGGGCCCAGACCGCATTCCCAGCCGAAATGGACGCATCCCGAGCAAACACGCCACAAGTCGCGCCGCTGATCGAGGCCCCACCAGCGTAGAAGACCGTGCCGCCACCAGTAATTAAATACTGGCCGTCAGTAACGCCCGTGCTGCTGCTGCCGTCTTCGTCTTCAGCCATGCCAAAGAAGTTAATATTCTTTGGATATTTCCAGTTATTAGCATCTACGACATGGAAATTAACGGTAATCTCTGCGTTATCGTCGGTAACGGTTACGGCGGCGTTAGCCTTTACGTCGTCCATTGTGAATTTAGCCACGCCGTTGGCTGTAAACTTCCAGCCAGCACCCCAAAGCCACTGCTTGCCGTCGATGGCATTTTCGCAATACATAAAGCGATGGCCACCGCCAACAGCACCACATGCAGCTACCAGCGTGTCAGTGGTTCCGGCTACCCAGTTACGTGCTGCTGATTCACCGCCGCCGTTCATCTGACCGCCGCGTGCTGTAGCCACGTCGAATGTACCGTAGTAGGCGACTTCCAGCCAGCCGAATACGATAATCTCCCACGCCGTCCAGTTCAGCAGATTGGCATTTGTTGCCACGGTCATGCTGTGAATGCTGTTTGCGCTGAAGTTGCCAGTAGGCTGGCTGTTTCCGGCGGCGCAATCCAGTGTAGTGCCGTCTTCGTTGAAAGTCAAGTCGTAGCGTCCCATGCACTTTGTACCGTTCTTAAACCAGCGGTAGAAGCCGTTAGGACATACGCTGTCTAAGTTGAAGTACACCGTCATAGTACGGTCTAACAAGTTGATAAACGGTGCTACGTTGATGTTCTGAAGTTCCACCAGCTGCAAATAGTCGTTTTTGTCTTCAGTGGCGTAGTGGCTACCCGTGCCGTCTGCGCGCTCCGTCCAGTTCACGTTACTGGCCACGCCAGCCTCGTTACGCAGATAGGCAAAGTTCGTGAAGTCTTTCTTGATTTCACACGGTTTGCCGCTGGTCTCTACCCACGTCTTAAACTTGTTGTAAAGCGTGGTGTTTCCTACTACGGTAATGGTCTTTACCGCGTCGTCGATGTTCCAGCGTATGCCAAAGCTGGCCAGCTGAAGCGTCTGTAGTTCGTTAGTCACCTTTGCGGCGATTTCTCCGATTTGCCCGGTAATGACTTGTGCGTTAGCCTCTGCGTGGGCTGCTGCTGCCGTAGCTGCTGCCGTAGCTGCTTGGCATTCTGAAATAGCCTGCGAAGTCGGAATGGTTACACCAGTCTGCATGTCGATACCCAGCTGCCAGTCTTCTGATGGTGTCTGTTCGCCGTTTACGATAGTTGGCAGCGGCGCGGTATTTGGGTTATCGGCCTGCGCCGTCTTCTGACCCGTCTTTGATACCCACCAGTTACCAAATTCGTCTTGCACGGCTTGGTTTACATAGTAGCCGCGCGTAGAATCATAACGCCCTACGGTTCTGATTCCTGCAAATCCTATTAAAATTCTCATAGCTATAAAAATAAATTTATAAAAGTTTAGAAGTTCACGTAAAGACAGCCGTCTTCTGCCAGTTCAAAGCGGCCTGCATCCGTTGGCGCGCTCTCGATATATACGGCCATTGTTTCCGGGTCGCAGTCGAAGCGTGGGAAAGTCGTCGGTATCATTGCCGACAAGTCCGTGACTTCATACTGGTTCGTTTCTGCGTTCCACACGCGCCAGTAGCCGTCGTAGCGGTCAAAATATGGCGGATGCTTCGCGTCGTTTGTAGCCTCAACACATTCCGCTGTGGCGGCTTCAGTGGCGGCTTTTGCAGCGTTGGCACGGCTGACGGCTTCAGTCACTTGTGCGCTGTTGGTCTGCTGCATCTGCGTAATGGCCTGCTGTGTCTCGCTGTCATTGTCAGCGATAGCAGCGGCCAGCTGTACTTCAGCGCGGCGTATGAATTCACTTGTAGCCGTCTGCGTGGCAGTAGTGGCTTCTATGGCTTCCTGCGTAGCGTTTTCCATATTATCCAGTTTCACGTCTGCGTCTGCCAGCTTTTGCGTCATGCTGGCGGCTGCATCTGTAGCGGTCTGTACGGCTGCTGCCGCGTCGCCTCTGATGGCCTCTATCTGTACTACGGCTGTTTCTGCACGTTCTGCCGCTGAAGTGGCGCGCGTAGTGGCTTCGCCTGCTGCCGTCGTAGCGTCTTCAGTAGTCTGCGTAGCCAGTCGTGCCGCTGCTGCCGCTTCGTTTGCCGATGTCACGGCGGCTGTCGTCGCTGTAGCGGCTTCAGTGGCAGCGGCGTGGGCGCGTGCTGCTGCCGTGTCAAGCTGGCTTTCGGCGTTGGCCGCTGCCTGCTTAATAGCTGTGTCAGCCTGCCACGTTATTTCTACTATAGCCTGCTTGCAGTCTTCTTTCACTTGCAGCACGGCTACGGCGGCTTCAGTGGCAGCTTCAGCGGCTTTTCCGGCTTCAAAGCCTACGGCCTGCGCGTCGCCAGTAGCCTGCTGTGCGGCTGTAGTGGCTTGCTGTGTGGCTGTAGTGGCTTCGCCTGCCGCGTCTGTAGCATCTTTAGCGGCTTCTACGGCGGCGTTCACGGTAGCGGCTGCTTCTGTAGCGGCCTGCTGTGCCTGCTGTGCCTGCGTTTTCGCGTCAGTGGCCTGCTGTAAGGCCGTCTGCGCGTTGGCCAGCGTAGTGCTGCTGGTTCTCGCAGCTGTGCGCGCTTCAGCAGCAGCGTTATTCGCGTCTGTTGCAGCGGTAATAGCTGGCTGGCTCAAAGCCTCAACTGGCACTACTACCATTTCGCCGTTAATGTAGCCCGGTAGACTATTAACGCCGTCAAGTGTCGTTACCTCTCGCAGCTCCGGCACGCTGTCAGCCTGCCCGCGCAAAGCGGCCAGCACTTCGCTGATAATCTGCTGTTTTTCTGCTGCTGTCATAGATTTACTATTTTGTCGGGTGTCTATATATTACTAATTATTCTGCTTTCGCCCCCTCGATGTCTTCAGTCAGTACCATTTCCAAAGCGTCCATGAAGCGCGGCTGGCAGAAGTTCGTAGCGGCTACTTTCATTATTTGCACTTCTTTTTCGTCGTACTCCACGGCTCCCTCTGACTTGTAAATCTTTTCTGCCAGCACTTTGGCGGCTATGCCGGTAAGATTGTTATAGATAGAATCTGCGAAAGATTCTCTTACGTCGCCAGTCACTTGCTTTTTGTTTGCTATACCGTCCGGCATAGAAAACTTTTGAAAATTGATTTTCTTCATAATTCGTTATTTTAATTGTTTATCTAATACTCCCCTGCTTATAAAGCCAGTATATTTCTTCGTAGCCGTCTGTTATCTTACATTTGCATTCCATGTAACAGAATGAATTTTGCCCAATACCAAACGAAACGCTGCTGCCGCTTTCTGTTTCTTTCAGCGCACCAGTAAACGACATAGTATAACTGCTTCTATTTACAACTAACAGCGTGTTACCTATCAGCATTCTACATTCGTCTTTTTGTTGCTCATTGTATTTTGTTGCTGTGTAGCTATCCATATACGGCATTGCCACGTCTATTCTTTGCCCCACGTTGCTGGCTATCTCTACAAACTGGCCACACTTCAGCACGTCTAAGTAAACGCCAAAGTCGGTAGTAATTGTGTAAGCTGTCACGTTACTGGCGTTAATAGTCAGCTTCGCCTTATACATAAAGCCCTTAATGGTAATGTCGTCGAAAATACCGTTTTTCGCTGTCACTACGTCTGCCCAAATCTGCTGCACGTTCAGCAAAGACATGTTAATATAGCCATTAGATGCTACCAAAGTCTTTTGGCCGCTGTTTGTCTGCACTACAAACTTGTTAGTCGTTATAACTATCTTTTCGTTTGTTATGTCGATACCAGTAGCCAGCTGGCCGCAGCGTTCCATTATTTCCTGCACTGACGGGCAAACGCCGCCCATAACTACACCAACAGCCCACACGTCCCAGCGGCCTTGCACGCAGTTAATGCCGATAGTGTGCGTGTCTACACCGCTATTGTTAGCCATTAGGCCAGTGGCTATCTGACGGGTAGCGTAATACTTTCGCCAGCCGTTACCCAAATCAGTAAACGCCGCCGTAGCTGTGTCTACCGCGCTAACGTTTTCGTCACCACCACCAAAGCAAAGACGCTTTCTGTTGTTGCCCTCTTGTACCTCGTAGCCGTTCACGCAGCGACATATAACAAACCATGTAGTAACCTTTCCCACCAGCGCGCTATAATTGTTTCCGGCTGTGAATGTTATTTGCCAGTTCTGCGCCGTGTCATGGTCTACTTGCACAAATTCGCCAAATATCGGGTCTGCGTGCTGGTCTACTTCTTCAGTACAATAGTCGTCGTCTATGTTCGCGTCGATGGCGCGCGGATTCAGTATGTAGTTTTTCCAAAGCAGCTGGTCGTCGGCTCCCGGCATCCACGCCGTAGCATCTTCGCCGCGCTCTATCTTATACCAGTTTACTACTACGCCGTAGCTTCGTGTACCGCCGGAATTTGTGCCACCCCGGTAGTGCATATAAGACATAATGTTATATTCTGCTGTTCTGTCAGCAGTAAACGTTACGCTTTTGGTCTGTGCGCTGGTAGACACTATTTCTATATACCCCTTTGTTATCCAGTCGCCTACGGCCTGCGCATTTCCTGCGTTTACGTCAGCCTGCACCGCCCACCGCCAAACATAACAGCGTAGTGACATGTTATTATTATATGCGCCAGCTGTCAGCATACCGTTTGCGCTGAAAGTGTACTGCTGTCCGGCTGTCAGTCTCAGCGTTCGCATAGCGAAGCCGTAAAGCGTCGATGTCTCATTAATCAGCGAAGACGCTAACAAGTTACGCCCGCCTTGATTATCCAGCACTTTGTTAATTTTTGCGCTGATGGTGTCGGCTGTCTGTGTCAGCTGTGTGCCAGTGGCGTAGTCGTTTTCTATAGTCGTCACACGGCTGCTTATGCTTCCAGCCATTTGTGAAATGGTGCTGACACTTGTATTAAGACTGGCTATGTCTCTGTCGTTGTCGTCTACCGCGTTACCTAACTGGCTTATTTGTGAAGTGTGACTGCTGACGGTTGAAGTAAGGCCGTTGGCTGTTACTTCCAAAGCTGCCACCCGGTCTGTTACACTGGTCAAGCTGCCACCCAAACTATTAATAGAAGACGTGTGGCTGCTGACGGTAGCACTAATTCCGTTTACCGTCGTTTCCAGTGTAGTGGTTCTGTCGCCTAAGTCGCTTAATGTCTCTGTGTGTTCGCTGACGGTAGCACTAATTCCGCTAACGGTCTGCGTCAGCGTAGCTATAGCCGTGCTGTTGCCGCTGGCCGTGCTGCTTACTGAAGACAGACTGCTTTCTATTTGCCCGGCTCTGATTTGTAGCGCGCTTATAGAAGACGTGTGGCCGTCTACGGTGTCGCTTATATCCTCTACGCTGGCAGTAATGCTTTCTGCTGTCGTTTCCAGTGTTCCTATGCGCGTGCTGTTGCCGCTGGCTGTAGATTCCACGGCGGTAACTCTGGCCGTTATACTGGTCGCTGTTGTTTCCAGTGTTCCTACGCGGGTAGTCAGCCCGGAAAGGTCGTCTTCGATGTCTGACACGCTGGCTGTAATATTTGTAGCCGTCGTTTCCAAAGTGCCTACGCGCGTAGCTATGCCGTCGGCTTTCGTGTCTACTGCTGTCACGCTGGCTTCTATGGCCGTCGCTCTGACTTGTAGCGCGCCTATGGCTGTGCTATTGCCTGCTGCTGTAGATTCCACGGCGGTAACGCGCGAAGTAATGCTTTCAGCGGTTACTTCCAAAGTACCTACGCGCGTGGCTATGCCGTCAGCCTTAGTGTCTACCGCCGTCACACTGGCTTCTATGGCAGTGGCGCGTACTTGTAGCGCGCCTATGGCCGTGCTGTTGCTGCTGGCGGTAGTTTCAACAGCAGACACGCGCGCTGTGATACTTTCGGCTGTCACCTCCAAAGCACCTACGCGCGTCGTGTTGCTGTCTACTTTGTTTTCCACGCGCTGCACTTCCAGCAAAATGTGTTCTTTTGTCTGTTCTATCCTGCTTTCGTAGTACGTGTATTCGTTCAGCGTCAGCATTACGTCGTGAATCAGCATAACGCCGTTAGTGGCTATAGTGAAGTTACCCGTGCCACTCCAGTAGCCCGTAGCCTCAACGTGTATATATTCATTGTCAGCTGTCAAAGCCTCGCTGTACGACAAAGCAGTGAATGTGTCGTAGCCCGTCGTAGTCTCTCCGGCTATGCTAATAGTCAGGGTTCCGGCTTCCAGCACTTTCACATACATAGACACGTACACTGGCACGGCCTGCTTTTTGCTGTTCACCGTCTTTATTTCGGGTGTCTTCGCGTAATCAGCGGCCAGCTGCACCAGTTGGCTGTTAGCGATACGCGCCACACCCAGCCCGCCGTCTGTAGTCCAGCTTGTGCCATTTCCCAGCTTGTTAGCCAGCGGCGACTTATTAGCCCATACATACTTAGCACCCACTTTGAAGTAGCGCGTGCTGGCGTTACCCTGCCAACCGTTCAAGTCAGTGGCAAAGCTGCCATTTGTCAGATAGTTGTCTTTGTCGGTAGCTGTGCGCACCGTCTCGCTTATGATGCTGGTAATTTTTCCGTCTATCACTTGCAGCAGACTACGCCCGTCATTCAGATAGAAGTCGCCAGTAAATACGTTTCCGTGTGGGCTTATGCGCGTCTTCTGTCTGCCAGTCAGCCTATAGCTATTAATGCCTTGATACTGCGTAATGGCTGGCGCGTCTGTGCCTACGGCTGACAGCATAATAGCGTGCTGGCGTTCTGTGTCTGTACGGTTTCCCAGCTGCACTACATGGTCGCCTGCTGCTGGCGCGTCGCTGCTGGCCTCGCAGTCGCTCTTTGACACGTCTATATAGTCTTCGCCTACTTCAGTAACCAGTCGCCACCAGTAGCGATTTTGCACATTTTGGTACACTCCGGCCTTAATATTGAATGTCTGACAGCGTGCTTGGTCGCCAGCGCGCCAGTAGTTCATAGTGGCTGTAGTGCCGTCGTCGTTCTTAATGGTACACCGCCAAAAAGTGCCTTTGTCTTCCACGCCCGTAATAACGCTGCCAGCACCGCTTAACAGCAGATTACCACCTACATAACTAAGACGGCGTATTTCCAATTCATCAAAGATGGCCTTAACTCTTACCAGCAGTTTGTCACACTCTATTACCCACATGCCGCCAGCATCTTGGTACGCACCTATTCCAGTACCTAACATGCCGCCAGCCGTCCAGTCGGGTGTCTTCAGCCACGCAAAGATAGCACCGCCCAGCAGCTTCAGCAGATACCGGGTTTCGTCTTCAGTGTCTTTGCGTAGAAATGTGCCTATCATTTTGGCTACGGTCATAATGGCCGTGTCGTCAGCCTCAACAGCAGCACCGCTTTGGATAGCGCGCACTATCTTAGCGTCACCCAGCCACATGCCACGCACCAGCGTAATAAAGTCCTCAAAGGTTATCTTTCCTTTGGCTACGTCGTCATGCAGCTTTGATAAGAATTTCTTTTCAGCGCGCTTTTCCGATTCCTCTATTTTGCCGTCGATTTTCTGCCAGTCTGTGCTGTCAGCCGTCAAGTTCTTAGCCTGCGTAGCTAAGTCTGCCGTCTTCGCGTGGTCTGCTTCGCCTACTCTGTCAGCAGTCTGCGCGTGTATAGCCTCGTTAGCACTGGCCGCGTGGTCTGCTTCGTCTGCACGCTGTGCGTTCACGGCTACGTCTGCGTGCTTCGCGTGTTCAGCTTCAGCAGCATTTGCGGCCATGTCAGCGTTTTGCGCGTGTACGGCTTCGTCTGCTAAGTTGGCGCGCTCTGCCAGCTTTGCTTTTCCGGCTTCTTCTGCATACTTCGCGGTTCCGGCTTCTTCTGCATACTGCACACTGCCAGCTGGCGTGTCGCTGTTGCTGCCGCCGCCTACGTTGTTTATAATGGTAGTGCTGCCGCCGCCAGTTCCTTTGAAGTTCTCGCTACGGCCTTTACCGGGAATAATATACGATATTACTTTTACGTCTTTCATTCTTCAAAAGTTATCATTTGCACGGTTGCAGTGTCGTTTGCAAAATCTATTTCGCCGCCAGTCTGCACAAAACGCTGGCCGGGCTGTGTCTTATCGGTTATAATGTCAGCTGGCAGCAAAGCCGGGTTTTGGCGAAGTTCTTGTGACAGCCTCACCTTTGGCACTTCATACTGGCTGATAATACGGCGCAAAAGCATTTCTTCCGGCCTAACGTATCTATGTGTCACGCCCTCATACAAATGCGCTTCTATATATTCGCCGTTAAGCATAACCTTACTAAAACATGCGCCGTCGTTATTGTAGCTGCTTATCTTCGCTTCTATTTCGTCTAACTCATTGATAAAGTCAGCGTTTACTTCGTTGGTATAGATGCGGTCGCCGTTGTCGTCTGCTGTCACGCTGCCGTTATCCATAATGTCATACGTCAGCTTCAGTGTTTGCAGTGCTATGTTTTGACTGGCTCCCACGATGGCAAATTCCACACTACCTTGCAGCTGTTCCAGTATAGGCACGGCAAAGCAGTCTACTGCACCCAGCGCGGCTATTTGCTCCGGCGTTGCGCGCTGCTTTGCGTCGCCGTTTTCGTCTATGGTTATGCTGAAGTTGCACGCAGTCGTCTGCCAGTTTGTGCCGTTCCAGTATTTTTCACCTATGCGAAGTATGCAGTACAAGTCTGCTGTAGTGCCTTTTCTTACACCCCATGCGCTTACAAAGTCGGTAGCACTCTTTACTTCTATCTTTACCCAGCCGTTTGGGTAGCTGGCTTCCGGCGTGGCGTTGGCAAACTCTAAAAGGTGCTTATCTTCCATACGCACGCCAAAACTTGCCCAGCTCCAGTCTGGCCTATAAGTTCCACGTCCTTTGCCTACAGATAGAATAAGCAGATAGTTTTTCCAGTTCCATGTGCTATCTTTCAGCTGGTCGTCCGGGTAGATAACTTTCCAGTCCTGCGATTCGTCGCCAGTATTTGCTACTTTTGTGTTCTTTCCCTCGCTTACATAGTCTATGCTGGCTACGCGCACAAAGAAAGCCCCATATATTACACCATTTGGGCCAGTAGGCAAAGCCCATAAATAGCCGTCGTTTACGCCTATCGGGTGCTGATACGCCGTAGATACGTCAGCCAGTGCTATGCCTTCCACTTTCTCGCGTAAAGTCTGACCGTGGTAGTCTATCGGGTTTAGACGCGATATTTGCTGGTCGTTTACCGTGTAGCCAGTCGGCTTAAACTGGTGTATAGCCCACTTTATGCCATTAAGCATTTTGGTAGCGCACCGCCTACGGTATAAGTGCCATACCCTATTTTCCCATTCTCCCTCTGTCCGCGTCCACTCTGCATCTGTTTCCCACTGCTTAACTACTGGTAGCGCGGTCATGTCGTCGTTAGGTAGAATAACGCCGCTGTTATTGCTGGCGGCTGCTGAATAGTTAGACACCTTAATAGTAGCTTTGTTATAGCCACCTAATAAGTCTAACGTGTGCTGGCTACCATGATAGCCTATAGCCTGCACGCTCTTATAGCCGGGCGTTACGGCGTTAGCCTCAACAAGTGGCAAAGCGTCACTGATTCCGTAAGCGTCATAAGCGTCTTTATAGTTGTAGTCTGTAAACCACAAAGCACCCTGCCAGTCGCAAAGTGTCAAGTGTGCAAATCTACAAATTTCTTCCAGTATTTGCAGCCAGTTCATTGGCTTGCTTTCTTCGTCGAAAAAGTTCTGTTCTGATATTTGGCAGTCGTTACGCAGCAGCGCATTTTCGCCGTATGCTTCGCGGCTGATAGCAAACGTATGCGGAATATACACGCAGCTATAGCGGCCTGCTGCCAGCGTCAGCGCGCGGCCTATCAGACTGCGAAGACTGACAAAGCCGGGCTTACCGTCCTGCCCTGCCACTTTGTACGGTATCTGTTCCAGCACATTCACCGCGCTTTGCACTTCGATGTCTAACGGCTGTGTGCCGCCGCTGTAGTCCTGCGTGAATTCTTCCGGCCTTACAAATCCACACCAGCGCACGCCGCCCGGTTCGTTAGTGCTGGCCAGTTCTACCAGTGTAACGCGGTACTGCTGCCACCCGGTAGCAAACAGCTGGCGCAATTCCGCGCCACCCACTACGCTGATGGTTCCAGTGGAAAGCCTTAACGGTGTATATATGAAAGCGTCGTTATTAATGCTGATAGTAAGCGGTTCCGGCGCGCCAGTAAGTTCTACTGGTTCGCCGCTGTAGCCGCTTTCCTCTACCTCTACGCGGTATTTCCTGCCGCGAAGTGATGCAAATGGTATAGTATATTTTACTGCGTAACTCATAAAATGTCTTTATATTACCGCCTGCCAGCGGCTCTTTGCCCCCTCGATTACGGTTTCTTAGCTTGTTTCTTGTAGTTCTCCATAAGCAGATATAACGTACTGCCACGCAGCGCGCCTATAATGCGCTTACCGTCAAAGCTGCCACGTAGCATGTCGCTGTTTATGGCGTTCCACAAACGTTTCTGCTGACTGCCGTTTAATATCATTTCGCCAGCATTGACCCGCGCCAGCTGCAAATCATTAATGCTGCTGCCGCCCTGCACCACGCCACCGCCTGCAAACTTAGGAATAGCAGCCATTAAGCCCAGCACGGCACTGATAGCAGCGGCCACGGCCAGCAGATTAGCCGGGAATGGTAATTTAGCGGCACTGGCTCCGGCTGAAGACGCTGCACTGGCAGTATTTGCGGCCACGTCTGTAGTAGCCTTTGCCACGGTTGCCGCGCCTGCTGCTTGGTCGCTGGCTATAGCCTGCGTGTTGGCGGCTACCTTTTGCGCGGCTGTCGTCTGTGTCATTGCAGCTTCAGCGGCCTGCGCTTTCTGTAAAGTCTCGCTGGCTTCAGTCCATGCGTTCACTGCGTCGATAATACGCAAAAAGCCGTCTACCGTCTGCGTCATGGAGTTCCAAATGGCGGCTATCTTTTCCCACGGGCTTGCGTCTTCGTCGGAAAGTGTATCTGCTAAACCAGTCCACGCGCTTACGATTGTGTTTGTGCTGCTGGCTAAGTCTTTTACGCTATTCCATTCAGTCTTTGCTAAGTCCTTTTGCAGTGCCTTAACGTCTTCGCGTACCTTTGCCAGCTTCAAAGCCTCATCCAAAGACGTGACTTTCTTCATTTGGTCTTCTATCTCTGCCGTCATGTCGCTGGCCAAAGACTTCATTTCTGCCAGCCGCTTCTTAGCTTGTTCAAGCTGGTATTCTATTTCAGTCTTCGCTATTTCGTCGGCTGTCAGCTTGTAGTCAAATGTTTTGTCACGTCCGGGCTGTTTGGCCAGTTCTGCGTTCATGGCTCCCACTTCCAAAGCCTTACGGTATTTCTGTATGACTTGTATAGTGTGCTTCTGTTCGTCTGTCAGCCCGTCGATGGCGGCGGCTTGGTCTATGAAGCGCGTCTGTGCTGCCAGTACCGCTTTGGTGTAGCTTTCTTCTGTCAGCGCGCCGTTAGCTTTCTTTCTGTCAGCTTCGGCTATGGTTTCCTTATAGCGCGCTTCAGCGTCTGCCAGTTCGCGCGCGGCTTTGGCTGACTTGTCGGCTTTTACTGCTGCTTCCAGCTTCTTAGCAAATGCAGATTCGCGCGCGGCTACGTCGTCGCTACTGCGAAGCCTTAACAGCGTTTCTTCATTCAGCCGGGAAAGCTGCTGCTGGTATTCGTTTTCTGTAACCAGTTCCAGCCGCTTCTTTTCGTCAAGTTCACGCAGACTGCGTGTATAGTCTTCTTGTGCTTTCTGTAGGTCGGTTTTTTGTTTGTTGTCGCCGCCAGTACCGCCGCCAGTACCGCCGCCACCGCCACCAGTGCCCCCGGTTCCACTGGTAACTACTACGGCGTTCATTTCCTTTGTCTTATCCTCGATATAGTTGTTTAGCGTCGTCACGTTGGCTTGCAGCTTTGCCCACTTAGCCTTAAACGCTCTGTAGCCGCTTGGGGATGCTCCAGCCTCACGTATAGCGTCGTTTTCAGACATACCCATAACGCGCTCGTTAAAGTATGCAGCAGACACGCCTTTGCTGGCGTTCTTTTCAAAGTCTGACAGCTGCATTTCCGCGTCTGCCAGCTTCGTACTGGCGGCTTGTATCTGTGCTGCCAGCTTCAGCTTTTTGCAGTAAGCGTCCAGCGCGTTAGTATTGTCGTTTATCAGTTTGCCCTCTTGTGTTAGGCTGGCGTGATAGTCAGGCACTATTTTCTGTAAGTCCGCTATAGCCTGCTGGCGGTTCTTGATGGCCTGCGTATTGTCGTGTACTATCTTAGACAGCGCGGCTATTTTGGCGCGTTGCTCGTTTTCGCTCTTTGTGGCTTCATTCTCTATGTCCTTGATAATGTCACGCGCTCCGGCGGCTTCGCGTATCAGTGAAGAAATTTTGCTGATAACTTCCACTATTACGGTCATAAGCAGCATAGGCCAAACGGTACTCCATATAGTCTTCATGGCTGCTGCTGCTGTCGTAGCGGCTGCTTTTATCTTTATCATGGCCAGCTGCCACCCGGTAGCACTCTTAACGGCTGCTGCCTGCGCGTCCGCTGCTTTAGCGGCTTCAGTGGCTTTCGTTACGGCCAGTTCGTTGGCTTTCAG